TAGAAAGCAAGTTCATATGAGGAATAAATCCTTCCTTAGTATAAACCCTACCATTTCTATTTGTAGAACCTAACTCGGTAAAAAGACCCTCAAGAACGTATTTATTGTCTGCAGAACTATCTATTTTAGAATGAGATTTTTCTACTAATAATAATTCTTTCATATATTAGATTTTATTTTGTTTTTATTATTTAATATGTTTATTAGAATCCTAGATCCTCTTCATCAGAAACGTTATCTTCTACTTCCACTTCTTCTTCAGTATCTGGATACATTTCTTCTATATCTTCAATTTCTTCTTTCTTATAACCTTCATTCTCTTTAAGGTCTTTTTCAGATAATTTCATGAATTTCTTCAATAAGAATTTATTAGAGAAGTAAGAAACTTCATTACCTTCAGAGTCATAATCAATTAGAGAATCTTTAGCAGATGATACTACATCAATTCTTTTCTGGAACATTTCCATTTCTTTGATTTCTTCAAACACGTCATACTTAACCCATTCAAGAGAAACAGCAGATTCAAATAAAGGATCATCTTTAAGAGCTTCTATATCTCTTTGAGTTTGTAATATAACTGGCTTTAATAAAATTTCTTCAAATTGAGCTCTTAATCTACTTAAGAATCTTTCAAAATAAATTTCTTCTCTTGTATATCCTTCTGGTGAACTTTCCCAAGTAGGTGATTCATCTTTAACAAATCTGTTCTTAGGGATTTTAGATACAGATATTAATTTGTCTCTGAAGTAAACTAATTGATCTACATCAGATAAATCTGGACCTTCTCCACCTAAAGTTTCAATTTGTGGTGTACCACTGTCACCTTCTGGTAACCAGTATTCTTTATTAAACGGCATCATTGGTTTACCATTAACCATTAATTCACCACTTTCTGTATTAAAGTCAATATTTTCTCTATATGCTTGCATTAAAGAGTTAACAGATTGCTTCGCAATGTTTTTAGATTTACCAGCAACTGGAATAATGAACATTGTTTTATAAGAAGCATTAACAACAGACCATATAATTCTTGACTGTTCCATTACTCTTAATAAGTTGAATGAACGAATTAATCTTTCAGCATAAGAAACTCTCCCTTCACTATTAATTGCTGAGAAAGAGATAAAAATAACTTGAGCATCATTTAATTCTCTACGTTTAACTGGATCTAGATCATATTGTACCCATCCTCTTGTACCATCTTCATAAACTTTAGGAGTTAATGAAATCGGATCAAGTTCTTTAAAACCAATGACATTCTTTTTAGACTTATCCCAGATAATCTCAAATGATAAATACCCGTCTACAGAATATTTTTTACCATAATGCCATGCAGTATTTTCATTTTTGAATCCGAATAGACTATAAATCTTTCTAAAATTAGCTTCTAGCGTTTCTCTGATTTTCTTTCTCTCAGATTCTTTAATGTTTAAGTCTTCATCCCATTTTACATTAGCAAAGAACTTTTTAGTATCATATACTATTAATTCATCTACTAAAATATCAAGAATTTGTTCTATTTCGTCTTGAACAGAGTATTTTCTTAATTGATCTCTTCTTGGTTGATATTCGTTATCGAAGAAAGGAATATTTTTCTTGTTATGAATATCAGCAGATGCATATGTGTAAAGATCACCATAATCAACATATTCTGCACCATATCTAAGTAGTGCATTATTTTGTTGCCATCCTAATTCATTTTCTATACTACCGATTGCTTCAGAATTCATGATTACTGAATCCTTATAGTCATATCCTCTCCCTGATAAATTTCTTAATTTAGGAGAATTAAATGCACTACCACCGTTAGATATAGTTTTTAGCGATTTATGTATACTTGTCATGATTTAGACGCTTTATATTTTTGTATCATTTCATTATAAGTTATTCCCTCGAAGTTTTCAATAGATAGAAATGCTATTCTGCTCCATGTTTCATAACTTGTAATATATACTCTACTTTTTCTACTAGGAATATAAAGTCTTATAGCATGTGAAACTTTATATTGTCTTAGTATTTGTTTAAGAACAGCATATCTGTAGTGTACCATCCTTTGTAGAATAGCATTACCGGAATTTCTTCCTAGCATTTGCTGCTTAAAAAACCCAGAGTATAGTTTATTTATTGTATTTAAGATGTACCATTTATAAGGCACAGGGATAAAGTTTAAATTTATACCTAGATCGTACATACGATTCTTGTGTTTAACTTGCCCTAGACTTATCACTACAGGCTTCTTATCATAATAATCAAGAACTGATTTACCCTTTGGATTGTATGTAAAGATTGATATCTTTCCTGCATGCAAATAACCTTTCTGTTCAGGTGCTCTTGCTACGCTAAAATCATTATCGTCTCTTCTTGCTTCTCTGAACCATGAATTAGCTTCTTTTTCAGCTTGAATTAACCCAATGTCACTTTCAATTTGATAGATGTCTTGTAATAATGTCATGATCTCATAAACCAGTTTTCGTCAACTATCTTGAACTTCCAACCTCTTCCTTTACAGTATTTAAGGGCTGCGTCAAACTTACACATGTTCTTAACATACTGTTCTAGATTATAATTATAACCGCTTATAGCTTTTTTAGTCTTTCTTTTAGGAGGTGTTGGTTTAATGTAATGTTTACGAGGTTTTACTTCTATTACTATCTTGTCACCATTTTCAAGGATGAGGAAAAAATCTGGATAGTATTTAGAGTATTTTTTATTCCAAGAGTTCCAGTATTCAATAACGATATTTTCACTGGACCAACTTACTACACTTGGATGTCTTTCAGCCCATATACAGAATTTGTATTCCCATGAACTTCTATAGATAACAGGGCCCTTTCCCTTGAATTTTTTACATTCGTTAATTGGAAAATAGCCCTGTTTAGTTGTAGCCTTTTTATTAGGCTTTAAATTCTTTATGCTCACTCATATCAATTATTTTTATGCATTGTACATGTCTGTACCATTTTCGCTACCGAAACCTGCATCTAAACTGATGAATCTACCTTTATCTTTTTTAGGCTTAAGTTCTTTAAAACCTTTTGCAAATCCATTTACACAAACTGATGTGAAATATGAGAACGGGTTAGGATCTCTAACCACTGATTGTAATTTAGTGATATATTCTTGTACTACTTCACCTTCTTCATTCGTGTATTCAACCAATACTCTACTCATTTCTGGCATGTATTTATTGTTTACTATATTATTTATTAAATCTGGTAAGGTAGGTAATTTTCTTTTATGAGCAGGCATCATGTCATCAGGAGCACCTTCTTTTGTAGTGCTGATGTCTATATTGAATGAACCTAGTCCAGTATAACCTTGATCTTCTATATAAAGTTCAGCATTTAATACTGCTTTACATTTTGTTAGTGTTGAACGATCTTCTATATCTTTATAGAACTTAAATTCATCACCTGCATTAATCATCTCAAATCTGAAGATTCTTACAGTATAAGGGTTGAACTTAGTCCATCGTTGCCAAATATCAACATACGCTTCTGATAAGCATTGCTGTTTATCATCTTCACATGGGTATGGTAACTTTCGCTGAGTTCTTTCTGCTAATAACATTAGCATATCTAAGGCTTTTCTTGTTAATTCACCTTTATCATTAGATTTATACATTTCTTCAAGTAAGTCAGCGTTATTAAGATAATTTTTTTGTCGTGCCATTATGTATTGATTTATTAGTTAAAGAGAGATCTTAGGGAGAAAGTTTAAGATATCTGAAAAAAAGGGCATCTTGCGATGCCCTAATAAATTGTAATATGAATATGGATTATTTTAATAATTCAGCAAGTTCAGCATTAAGTAAATCAAGTACTTCTTGTTTACCTTCAACCTCTTCTGAAGCAAATTTTGCTCTGCTTTCAAGTACAAAAGATACTTTCTTAGATTCAACTAAGTTAACTATACCAGCAAGAACTTCATTAGATTCTTTAACAGCTTCTTTATCAGCTTCAGAGAATCCAGTGAACATATCAGTACAAATTGCTAATTCTGTTTTAAATTCTTCTTCGTGTTCAATTAATTTAGTTACATCGAGAGCATTTACTAATTTAGCAAACTCAATAGCTTTAACATTCACTTTGATACTTTCAAGAACTGGAGAAATATCTAGATCTAAAGTTTTCATGAATGATTCTTTGATAGAATCAATGTTTTCAGCAGTTAACTCAATTAATTCATTTGTTCTTTCAAAATAATTAACTTTATTAAGAACTACTTTGTTCTCTGCTAAGTTAATGAAAGCAAATGCTAAGTTCTCATGAACAGACTTAATAGTCTTAACGATTTCGATGTTAGCAAATTCGTTAGCATTTTCGTAAGTATATTCGATTAAGCTCTTAGTCTTCTTGTCGAAGTAATTAACAACGTCAGTAACAGTTAAAGCATTTTTGATAGCTTCTCTACCGATGAACTCATTTTCGTTAATGAAGAATTTGTTAGCACCTTCTTCTGTAGCAACGATTTTAATAGTTCCTTTGTTTGTGTGTAAAGAGTAAGAATTATCTTCAGCTCTTTCAAATGTTTTTAAAGCAGCTAAACCATATTGGTAGTGATTAGTTAATGCACCTTCATATGCTTTAATGCTTGTGTACTTAGAATCAACTTCATAGTTCATTCCGTTTAAGTTGAATACGAAACCAGACTCAGTTACCATTACTGGTGAAATGTGGTTCTTCTCAACTTCAGCTTTTCCTGATTTAGATACAGCAAATGCTTCTTTCTCATATGATTCTAAGAAAGCTCTTAATTGAGGAACAAATCTGAAATTTTCTAACGTATGTAGGTTTTCTTTGATTTGTGCTTCTTCATTAGGAACTAATTCAGAAATAGCAGTGATTGCGTCTGCATAAGTGCTAGAGAATTGACTTGCTTGTAAACCATTTAAGATATTTTCAAGAGTCATTCCAACTCTATTTTCCATTAGGAATTGGTTATATTCCTTAATGAAAGAATCTACACTCTCGATCCAGTTATAAGCATTTAATGTTCTAACAAAAGAAGTAACATTATTAATATTAATTCCTTTCTTAAATTCATATATACCTCTATCACATAACGCTTTAGACTCTTCATGCTCAGTTAAGTTTGCAGATAATGCACTTAACTTCCCAAGAATATCGAACTTTTCTTTGATATTAATCTTCATTATTAGACTTTTTATTTTTAATATTTAATCTTCCTCTTCAGAGTCTGGATAGAAATTACCTTTATTGTTTCCAGTTGGCCATACGCTTTTGGAAACTTTGTATTCTACTCCTCTACTGTCGGTTACATTTACTGGTGTTTCTCTAGTAGCAGTTTGTTCAGTATTGGTATTAGCCTCTACTGTGTAAATAATTTTCTGCATAGCATCTCCAGCGAAGACAGAAGTTTCTTCTTTGAATAAAGGATAAGATGCTCTTACCTCTATATTAAATGTAACAATATTTTCTTTTTTATCACTAAACCCAAAGTTAATTGGTCTTTCTTTATCTATACCATCTGGTATTTTAAAATGACATGGTATCTTAATGCCATTAGTATCTACATAATAATGAACATTGCTGTATAAATTCTGGATAATAGCATTCCAGCATTTAAAGATATCAACTATAGAATCTACTAGAATTTTAACTTCCATGTCTATTTTAAGTGGAATATCTTGGAATTCAGAATTATATTGAAGAACTTCGCCATCAGGCATTGTCTTTAAGTGATTAGCTCTTACAAACTTATTAGTTAAGAATTCTTCTTCTATTGAAATTCCATTCATTGATACATGAGCTCTTGGATATTTGTTATACACTGACTCTGCAATATGTTCTGTTTCTATTTTATATTCATTTAAGAATATATCACTCAAGAATCTCTCAGATCCAGCAACAGTAAAATAAATCGGTACATCTATTTTATCATCTTCTGAATTGATTGTGTTGTACCAGAATATTCTATCTCTCATAGAATGTAATGTACCAATAAGAATACTTCTTATCATTACATCATCTTTATTCTGATATGTATTGAAAGTATGTGGAATATCGCTCATATAGTGTATTTAATCAAGCCAGATCTGGTTTTTTATTATTAAGTTATATGCATCTGTACCATACTGGCCTAAAACATGTTCATCAGTTCGTACATCATATCTGAAATCATCTTTAACGATATATGCACCAAAGTCTGTTAAGAAACTGTACCACCAATAATCAAATATTCTTTCATTACAGTCTGTAGAATCTTTATACTTAGTAAGTATATACTCTTTAGCTGCTTCATATCTGTACATTGATTTCACTCTAGCAATGTCATCGAATAATACTTTTCTTACTGCTAGGTCAGGTGTACCTACTAGATATAAATGCTTAATGCTTTGTTGCCATCTACTAACATTCTGATAAATCGGTATAGTTCTACCCAGTAAAAATTCATCAATGATAACAGCTTCAAATGTTCTACCCTGGAACATTCTATCTATTTTAGCTCTATCTGGATAGTAATAGTTTACATGTATATTGCTGTAAGAATCTCCTAATTGGTTAAGCCATTCTTGTCTAGCAACAGAGTTATAAACCAGTACAAGGACTTCTCCCTGTACTGCTTTAGCAAAATTAACTGCTTGAGAAGTTTTACCAGAACTTCTCGGTTTAATATAAATTGTAGTCTTCATTATGTTTTCTCTATGTGCATTTCACTAAATCCACTAACTTTTTTAACTTCTATTTTGTAGTCAAATATCTCAGCAGGTAATTCAGAGTGATTAATCACGAATACATTCATACCTAATTCATCAACAATTTTTCTAGTTAATGATAGAATCTCATATATTCCATGCCCATCAATATTTCCAAGTAATTCATCTAAGAATAATAAGTTAATTCCAGGGAAATTCCTTTTCATTATCTTAATTATCGCTATAAGAACAGCAAAATCTGCTTTCTTATGTTCACCTGTACTTAATGTCTTTACACTAATTTCTTTACCTAAACTCGTTAAAACAGAATTAAAAGTATTGTCTATTTCAACTGTATAAGGGAAATTTAATTTAGATGTGAATTCATTAATTGACTGATTAAGAGCAGGTAATATAGAATCCAGTACTTGTTTTTTGATACCATCTTCTGCAAATATTTTAGAAATTTCTGCATACAAATATTCGTCTTTCTTTAGAGTATCTAATTGGTCCATCATCTTTTCAATATTCTCAATTGTGTTACTTAGAATATCTTTAAACTCAGATGAATCTTTATCTCCAGAAGCTTTAACTGTTTTATACTCAGTAGCTAAGGAAGCAAGAGTATTTTTAGCTGTGCCTAATGAGTTTCTTAACTGAGTCTGTTTCTCATTTGCCTTAGACAGGACATCTGATACTTTTTGTAGTTGTAATTGTTTCTCTTGTCTTAGGCCTTCTAATGTCATCTTTTCATCCTTAAGAGCTGCAATTCGTTCTTGGTGATAATCGGATGTTAAATCTCCACTACAAGTAGGACATTTATTATCATCATACAAAGATAGCTTCTCAGCAGCTGCTGATATCTGATGAGAAATTTTAGCATATTCCTCTCTGATTTGTCTATCTTTAAGATTTATTTTCCCTTGCTTTTCAGTTAGAACATTCATAGCTTCTTCTATTTTCTTAGCTTGTGCTTGAACATCTCTGATTTTTGGCTCAAGAGCTTGAAGTTTCTCTTTTATACTATCTTTGTTAGTACTTTCTATAACTTCAATTTTCTCCATTATGTCTCCTTTGCTAGTATTAAGAACATTAATTTGACCGTTAAGATTATTAAGATCCTTAGCATAATCAAGAACTTTTCTATTTAATTTTTCATATACTTTATTTAGCATAACAAAACTAAAGATCTGATCTAGAATCTGTCTTTTATCTTTAGGGCTCATCTTTAAGAAAGACTTGAACTTATCAATAGAAATCGTAATGACATTATTGAAAGTACTTTGTGGCATTTTATAGTACTCACTTTCTAAAATTGCTTGTACATTTCTTTTACCAGCAGTATCTTCAGGAACTCCATCTATAGTCACATTGAATATACTTGGCTTAATACCTCTTTCAATTTCTATAATAGATCCTTCTGCTTCTAGTGTTAATCTTCCCCATAAACCTTTCTTGTTTACTCTGTTTGGAAGATCTCCCATTGATTTTCCATCTACTTTACCATAAAGCAGATATCCAATAACTTCTCTTATCGTAGATTTACCTACACCTGAAGCACCATAAAGAAGATAGAAATTAGGATTTCTAAGATCTAACTTCTGTAAGGCGTTTCCATAAGAGTTAAAATTTCTGTATTCTACGTCTAATAACCTCATTTTATACTATACATTGTTTTTATTGAGACTACTGGTCCCATTGTTTTCTCTTCTGCTATCAATGATACATTCAATACTAGTGGATTATTACCATAACCTAACCGTTTTTCATTAGATGAATTAAGTTTCTCAGATAAATCTTCTACAAGTATCTTCTTCATTACATCATTCATTTGGTCCATTAATAAGCTAGTATCTAATACTTCAGAAAGAGCATATAATTCGGTAGCAGAAACTTTAGTGTTTATCCATTTGCGCTCATGTCCTTTAAATGTTTTAGGTTCTATTTTTAAACCTTCTACTTTATCAAAAAGATTATCTAGAGCAAATAAGCATAACGGCACAGTAGACGTGTCGTTTTTTTGAATTAGCCCAGCAGTACCTAAGTTCTGTTCATACTTGTAGTGCTTAATTGCATAATCTATTAGCATTTGCTTTTCATCACTATTTCTATTCGTGAAAGTACTATGAATTAATTCACTGATATGATCTAGTACTTGAGCATCTTTCTTTTCTTTACTTGTCATGATATTTCTTTAATTATTTCATCGATAATCTTATAAGCTCTATTTCTTGAATCTTCTGGAATTCTTTTATTGACAGCTTCTGTGATAAGTTCTTGTTGATCCATGTCTTTAGTTTCCTCAACGATTTCTTCTTCAAGAACTCTATCATCATATTGCTGAATTTCAAGATTTCTGCATTTTTCTCTAAGTGCATTTAAAGCTTTAGTGAATTTAGCAGCATTATCAGCAAATGCAGAGTTAGCAATGATAACATCTATAAAGTTATTGTCAGCAACTTTCATTATCTCTTTGAATAAGTCTTTATCGAATTCTTCGAACTTGAACTTCTTATGCTTTGGCGAAATTAAATTCTCATAGAAAGTTTCTTCATTATTCTCAAGATTCAAGTAAAATATTCCCTTTTGATTATCAGCATCACCTCTTGTAATTTCATAAGGACAGCCAGTAACAGTTACATTATACTTATGTTGCATCCAGTGAATATGACCAGAATAAACTCTTTTATAACCTTCAGTAGATTTAAAACTTCCACCTTCATCATTCTTAATTGTTACATACTTGTTGTATTTTGTAGACGAGAATGTTCCATGCATGAAAGCATAATCAGGGTGTAATGTCTCTTGATATTCTTTAAGAGTTTCACCTTCAGTTTTAATATCTTTTCTCCAAGGCATTAAGAACAATTTATATTCATCTACATTTATACATGCAGGTTCTTTATAAATCTTAATGTTAGGGATCCATTTAAGAGCATCAAGACTTGTTATATCAGTGCTATCCTTTCTAAAGATATCATGATTCCCAGCAATAATATGTACTGGGCCAATTTTAGCAAGTTCCTCAGCAAACTTAATTCCTAAGTCCATAACCTTTAAGTTAAGAGATTGTCTATTATCGAAAAAGTCTCCTACTTGAATGATTATGTCACCATCTTTCCAATTATCCTGGATAGTTGGAAGAATGAAGTCGAAGTGAGCAGTGGACAGAATATCTATCCACTCACTATTATTACTTCGACATCCAAAGTGCATATCTCCTATTACCCAAACTCCCATTACCAGAGTGAATTAGATTTATACATCCCAGCTGCTTCTAATTCTTTAAGTAGCTGTTCTTTAAACTTGATAGACAATTTGTTATAGAAGTCTATTGGCTCAATTTGTAGATATGTAGTACAGATATCAAATATTTCTATTTTAGTGTACTCATGTTGCTCTAATTTAATACAAGCAAATCCATAAATCTTGTTAGTTTCTTCTATAGTAATTACCACACGCTTCTTTTCTTCTGCATTTGGTATTTTGTCTACAATATCTCTTACTGTGCTATCCTTAGAAATGTAATCTTCTAAGATCTTGATACTTTCTTGTTTCTCGATAGTATCATGTTCATAGTCAGTATATACTGGAGAAGAGGTATCTATTTCTAGCTTGATTTCCTCAGAGGTCATATCAGCATCAAAGTACCTATTCTCGTTATAATACGAATTTTTCATTTAATAATTTATTTTATGCTGCTTGATCTTCAGTTAATACAACATCAGTTTCTGTTAATGTCATAAACTCATAATCAATATTGAACTTACATTTAGTATGTTTACCTGCACCATCTCTTACTTTAAGTAATTTAAGCCAATATACTCTATCTAAATTCATATCAGGTGTCTGAATGATAGCGATAATATTATCTGCTGTATGAGATAAACCAGCAGATTCTGCTATACTTGACATTGTTACTTCTGATGAGTCAATACCACTCCTATTTGTCTGTGTAGCAGTTATAATTACTAGATCTTGTCTTTGAGCTAATGCTCTAAGATCTTCAGAGATGTTTTTGATTTTTAAGTAAGTATTCTCAGTGTTTGGATTTCTTCTATCTCTTAAAATGTTAATGTAATCAATAATAAGAACATCAAATTTTATACCAGTAGTTTCCTCAACTTTCTCTACATATGCTTCTAAATCTTCTGGTGTAGCAGATGCTGAAGGATATTCTTTAGCTCTGAATTGACCTAAACCAAATAATGATTCTCCTTTAAGCTTTTTGATTTTACTTTCCATGAAAGCTCTATCTCTTGACTTAACGTCATATTCACTTACTGGAATACCAAATAATTTAGAACCTACTCTTTTGAATATCTTTTTAGGTGACATTTCCAGAGTAATATAGAGAACGTTTTTACCTTTCTTTAAATACTCAGCAGCATCGTGACACATTAATAATGACTTACCTGCGTTAGGTGGAGCAACATAAACATTTAATGTCTGTTTACCATAACCACCAATTAAGTCATCCATGAACTTATAATTTGTAGTTATAGTATCTTCTTTACTTAACTCATGGTCTGCTGCAGAAAAGAAATCAAGACCTAAATCGTCATCAAAAGAAATACTATTTCTCTTAACAATAAGATCTTTAACAGTATCAACGATATTACCTACATTATCAGGTGTAACCTTTTGAGTACTAACATATTCAAGAGTATCTGTTAAACTACTATCTAAGTTCTTCCATATAATCCAAGACTCAGCAGTATTTTTCACCCAGTCAAGATCATATCTATCAAGAGGCTTCTCAAATATCTTATCATAAAAATCTTCTTTGATGTCTAGTTCCTTTTGCATAGCCATCATCCAAAGTTGTTCCTTTGTTGGAGTTTGTCTATAACGATCGTAATAAGCTTTTGTAATTGCTCCTAGTACATCAATTTCTTTTATGCTAAAGAATCCACGTTTAACGCTTTCTAAATAATTTGGATTCTCCATCGCAAATAAGAGAAATATCTTCTCAAATTCTGCAGTTTCTATTGTCATTATTTTTGTTTTTAAAATGTAAAAAGATAGGGCTAAGCCCTATCTTACTCGTCGAAGTCTTCGTCTTGATTTAAGTCATTGACTAAATCTTCGATCTTTTCTTCAACATCATCTGCACCGAATGCGAATCTAGATTTAACGATCTCCTCAAATCTAGGTTTAAGTGGTTCCATTACTCTTGGAGTAAATAATTCTGCTTTAGATACAGTTTCACCTAAATGCTCAATAACAAAGTTTCTTGCTGTATCTTTAGGAGAGAAATACATAAGTTCGTCAGAACCTTCCGGAGTAAATGGTTTACATTTCTCAGCTTCTGCTCCTTTTAATTTAGCATATTGTGCTTCAGTGAAAATATTACCTTTAGCAATACCAACATCTTCCCATGTCATGAAGTGATGCATTCCAATGTATGGATTAAATCTTTTCTTGAATGAAATATGAATTTCTATAGGGAATGGTTGAGCAAATCTGTTCTTTAAAGTTTTACCTTTAACGACAATACCTGTTTGCTTCTTCTTGTCTTCTTTATCTTCAGCAAGTTTTGATTTACTTAAACAAAGAGTTACTGATGCAGAATATTTGTTACCTTCTCCACCACCGATTGATACTGGGTCTCCATAACCTCCAATGTTTACACCAACGTGGTTAGTATAAATCATAGGTACTCCGATTAATCCTAAATCCAGTGTAATATTTCTGAATAAAGATCTGATTCCTTTTGCTCTTGTAAAATCTGCTTTGTGATTTTCTGAGATTGCATCTTCAACTTCTTTATCAGAAGCAATCATTCCTATAGAATCTAAAATAACTAGCATTCTAGGAACTTCTCCGCCGTCAATTTTGTGCTGTTTAGCTTCTTTAACTAATGTAGTTAATGTGGATTTAAGTTTTCCTATTTCACCTACTGGCATATAGATAAATGCACCTTCTTCACGAGGTTGCGTATCAATACCAAAGTTACTTAAGATATCAAAGTCTACAGCAGATTCAGTATCTATGTAAATAATAGTACATCCTTTTGCCTGAGCATCTTTGATTGCATTAAGACATACGAATGTTTTACCTGCACCAGATTCTCCAGCAAATTGATAAATTTTATTATTTGCTATACCTTTGTAGACTGAACCAGACACAGCAGCATTTAGTGCCCAGTTACCGAGATCAATATGATATTGTACTTTCCCAATATCAGAGTTCTCGAGATCCATTGTACTTAATGGATTAATCTTGTTTAAACTTTTAAAGATGTCACTTGATGACATCGCCTTCTTTTTCGCCATTTGTTTTACTTTTTTTTAGAACAGTTTTTTCATTGTATTAAGATTAGCTGTTAGAGGTGAATGCCCCATAGAACTAATGATATTATTTAACGGACCTAATAGAGTAGTTTCATATTGGGTGTTATAATCAATAGATGGTGCAAATTCAGCAGGGTAACTTCCTCTTGCATATGAAAATTTGTCGTACTTTGGATGTGTAGTATAATACCATCTAACTTTATCCTTTGACCTTAAGACATCGTATGTATTTCTTAATTCACTGTTTTTATAAAGAAGATGATTATGTACTCCTGCACCTTGAATATGAGGCGGACATTTCGGAGCAAACTCAATATGAGATTGATCTTCAAGAATATATTTTTCATAATCACCAATTGAAGTATTTTTAGAAATATCTTCAATATCTGAAATCATGAATTTCTTCTTAACATCTAATAAAGTTGTAGCAAGATCTCCAATTGCGAAGTGTTTACCTTCTCGGAAAATCCAATTTACAAGTTCTACTAGAATCGAACGACAGTAAGTTGGTGTACTTGATTGAACAATCTCAAGACCTTTTGCTTTAGTCTTTTGTAGATATTCATACACTTTACCATCTGACCATGACATATTCTGTACATATTTCTTTTTAGCAACCCAGATACCATTATATGCTATACTCTCTAATTCAAATTGTAAGAAATTATCAGTGTTATAATAATTTGCATACGAATCAAACTGCTTATTTAGATATTGTTCTAGTCTCAGTTCGTTTAAAGTCAGTACAAAATCGTTTACTGATCCCGTCCAGTTACAAGCTTTCATAGGCTCTTCAAATGTAACATAACAAGAGTCAGTATCCATATAAATTACTACTGGCTTTTCACATTTAGTAAAAGATAAATTAACATCTGGACACTTCTTTTTAAGTTCATTTAGAACTACAGTGTCTTTATGGAAAGCTTTCCAGAAATATTCGTTAAGTATCTTTTCTGAGAATTTAATAGCATCTTGTCCCTGTAGAGTAATTGTTTCAGCTAATCTCAAATCAAAGAAATAGAAATGTTTATTTGCTAAGGCACCATATATGGAGTTCAAACAGATTTTCTCAGCCATTTGAAGAGTATCATATATTGTTGCTTCGTTTTCCAACTGATGAATAACATCTTGTATTTCTTCATCTGTCATAGAATCAAAATCAAGATTCTCAAGGTCTTCAGTTGCTATTTCGCTAATTTGGATTTTACTCATACGGTTATTTTTGTTTTAAAAAGCTAGGGAAATTCCCTAACTTACTCTACTAAATCTACTAAAGAAACTACATTGACAGTTTTACCATCGATGCTCTTTAAGATTAAGTTGTTATCCATTGGATATACATCATAGATGTCATTTTCAAGTAATGGAATTAACTCTTTACTAATTGGATATTCACCAGTAGTAGTTACTTCTAAGTTTGTACCTTCTAAAGCTCTGTTAAAACTCCCATCAGATTTGATATGTACATCATCTGCTTCAACTACAAATGTTACATGGTTATTTGTGTCTAATTTAAGCAATGATTTGATTTGAGCAAGTTCAGTTGAAGTTATTCTAAATCTGCTATTTGCATTTTCAGTTGATGTTAAATCACCAATAACTTCTTTTGGTACGTTAGCAAATTCAACTAAGTTTGGATTAGCACCATTTAATTGAATGTTAAGTACTCCATCAGATAATGTTACAGAAGAACAGTAATTGTCTCCGTCATAATTATCATAATCTATTGAAAGAGATAAAGTATCTCCATTTAAGAATGATAATGCATCTTTAATTTTCTTTCCACTGAAGAAAGTAAATTTGATAGCATCATTGATAGATTCATTATCACAGAAATCTGTTAATGAATATCTTAATGACTTGATTAAAGTCTTTGACTCAATGTATGAATCAGAATAAACTGAATCATTGTCGATAGCGAAATACACTGATTTTCCTTTACTTAAAGAAGCCAATGTACTGATAAATTTAGAAAACTCTCCTAAATTTAAACCTTCTAGTGTTACATTTTTCATATTTACAATTTATATTAATTAAATCTTATTTCTTTAATCTTTGTTTAAGTTCGTGTGCTAATTTATCACAAGTTTTATACCTAGACTGATCTGTTTTCCTGCTACTATATAGACCATCAAATATCTTTTTAAGTGTAGATTCTTCCTTCTTAAATTCGCAACCTGTTACACTAACGATCTTAGATTTATCTGATCTATCAATTTCTACTGATAGAGGTTTATATCTATCAAAAGAACCATCTTTACCAAACTTCTTCGCAAAATCTGGTGTTTGTTTACCCATAAAAGATTCAGGGCTTAAGTTCAATTGACGAGCAATAGATGGATATAGAGATGAGAAGTCATAACAAACAACTGCTTCATGCATTCCTAATATTGGAACCCTTACATATGCTCCTTCATATTCACCTCGTTCTTCTTCCAATCTTGTTTTTTGTTCTTTTGATAGAACCGGTTTCCTTGGAATTACTTTACCTTCTTCTAAATATGCTTTAGACATTAGACCTTCAGTAATATTTACTGGAGATTGACATTTACTAACTTCACAAGCAGATATATTTGAAAGTGCTAATAAAGCGTTTAACGTTTTACAAGTATCGTGAATAAGGAGAACGTTAATAGTATCAATAGCATTATAAAGAACATATTTTTCGTAATCTTTTTCGTACATTTCCTGTAATGAACCACTGTATTTTAACTTACCTACGCCGAGTACAGCATTAGAGATAAATTCAAGTGACATTGATTCTTTTACTGCTACAGTTCTGTCATTCTTATCGAATACTTTCATGTAATCAATAATAATGAAGTGATTAGGATTGCTATTTCTGTCAAGAGTTCCAGTTGGAGACATCCCGTCATAATTCATTCCTAAATTAAGCATTCTATTTTTCAAGTAAGGCCAGTCAAAGTCCTCGAAGAACCATCCAGTTAATATGTGAAATTTAGAACACATTTGGATAAATACTTCCAATAACTGTCTTTCATCTTTAACTTGCTTATATTTAAAGACAACTTCTCTAATAGTATTAACATTGTGGAAATAATCTCTAACAAAAGTACCCATTGACTTTTGTTTCTCGTATAAAAAGTTCTCTTTATAACCAAATGTTATACTTTGTACTTTACCAGCTTTATCTAAATAAGCAAATGAAATTGTTGTGATTGCTTCACGAGCAACTGCTGGATCTGGAAACCCATCAATTACTTCAGTCTCAATATCACAGAAAAGCATTTTAGGAAAAAATAACTTATAAAGAACATCTTTATGTTCATTCTGCGGAGAATTAATCCATTCCCAAATTGAATACTTATTTATGTTAGATGGCCCTGCTTTACAATTTGTCTTCTTTACATAGTCTCCATCAAAAGCAAAAGTAGAAGGATCCGCCTTTGCTTTTGACGATCTAGACCACGACCAGAAATTGTTTTTAGGTACATTTAAAAACTTTCTTTCATCATTGTCGATGTAAGATATTTTAACCTCATTGTGGGTTTGCTCCGTCGCTAATATCATTTTCTAATTGTTCTTGTTCTGGTTCTGGATTTAAACTCATGTGGATTGTATTAACTAAAGCTAATTCATCCTCAGTGAAATCAATTGGAGTTGGTTTAGAAGACTTAAATCCAACAGTAGTATCTTCTGCTATACTATTTTCATGAATCTTTGTCATAATACCAACTAACGCATTAATTTCCTCTCCCACGAATTCAATACCTAGAATAGTTTCTAAGTTTATATTCATATTTCTAGTTTTTAGTATCCTCGCTTTTGGCGATCTTTGTTTTCTTGAGCTTTGCTCATATAGAAGTTATATAACTCCTTAGGTGTCATTCCGATTACTGCGCCGAAGTTTAAGAAGAAGTGGAACATATCAACGTATTCCATTTTTAATTCTTTCAAATCGTTTCCAGACAAATCAGATATCTTCTTTGCTCTAATTTCTGCATTTGCTTTCTTCCAAGGTTTCCATCCAGCATTTCCGCCACCATCTTTTACTCCTCCTAATGCATCCATGAATTCACTCATTTCATCTTCAAGAGCGTGCTTGTTCATAAAACAGAAATCAACAATTTCACCTATAGTTAAATTACTGAAATCATAACCATACGTTTTCTCCTGCATCTCTTTCTGGTGATTAAAGCAATCTCCTAGAGTGTCTGTAGATTTTGCATGTAAGTCATTGATTTCCAATCCCGAACATTCGTTATCTATATTTGCCATAAATTTTTATTTATTAAATAGAATATACGCTTAAAAAGTTTAAATAAAATGATAATAAAAGAAGATAAGCCGTATGTAAGAATTAATAATATTCTTGCTGGTCAGTCAAGAGGCGCTCTTGATGTTTTTACTGACTTTATTCTAACTCATGATTTTGAATTAATTATAGAGATAGGAACTGGTCGTGGGGGATT